CAACTTTTGCAAAAGAGGGAACTCAAGTTGACGTTAATGCCGCTTTCGTAGATGGCTTAAAAGAACTCGCTGGTTCAGTAAACCAGTTCATGAAGAACCGCTATGATATTTATGATATCGTAATCAAAGTTGCCGATGAAATTATGCCAAAGAAAGTTATTGATTCTGTTGGTATATTCGCTGAGGTACAGGTTGTTCCTCAGAACCAAAAAGCTATGTTCAAAAAGAAAATGGGTCGCGCTCGTGCCAAGAAATTCTTAACGCAAGTTGGTCTTTCTGGTGTGTACGAAACATTCCGTCTTGATACAACTACTTTCGAACTAGCTGCTCATGCAGTTGGTGGTGGAGCAACAATCGACTTCGAGCGTATGCTTGATAGTGCTGAATCTATTGCTGAAGTAATGGATGTTATCACTGAAGGTCTTATCGATGCCGTATTCCTAGAAGTACAGAAGGCTCTGCGCGCGGCTCTTAATGCCACAAACCGTCCTTCCACCAATAAATATAGCGCCAATAGCTTTAACGCTGGTGAAATGGTGAAGTTAATTAATGTTGTTCGTTCTTATGGCGACGGCGTTGTAATCTTCGCTCCACCGGAATTCGTTGGTGCAATGGGTCCTGATGTTCTTGTCCCTGCCATCGCTGGCGCGGCTCAGGGTGTTTATCATCCACAGGATTTAGATGCTATTCACAACACTGGATTCATTAATCTATTCCGTGGTACTCCTATCGTTCAGATTCCTCAATCTTTCATTGATGAAAACAACGAAAAGACCTGGATTGACCCTCAGATGGCCTACATTTTACCAACTGGTGGAGAAAAGGTTGTCAAGGTTGTTCTGGAAGGTGCTACTCAGATTAACGATTTCAAGAATCGTGATAATTCTATGGAAGTCTTCGCCTATAAGAAAATGGGTTGTGGCATCCTGACTCATCACAACTGGGCTATTTGCCAGAACACTGGTATTGTCCAAACATATGAAAATCCCTATGGGATTTAATCTCTATAGTATATAAGTAATTAGTACGAGGGAGGGAGTTCCCTCCCTCGTATTTTATAATCAAGGAGTTAAAAGGAGAAATTAAAATGGATAAAATTATTATTGTTAGTAATACAAATAGCCGCGTAGGTGTTGACTTACCGGAAATTAGATTTTCGCGCAAGTGGCCTGCAAAAGGCTCTAAAATCACTGTTGACAAAGAAATTTTTGAACAGATGATGTATGATACTGGTACGCGATATATGTTTGAATCTGGTATGTTATATACCGAAGATTTAGAAGCAAAGAAACTAGTCGGTCTTGAACCTGAAGATGCTAAAGAGCCTGTTAATATTATTATTTTAGATGATAAACAAAAAAATCGTTATATGTCAGCAATGCCAATTAACGAATTTATTACCAATATTAAAAAGTTAGGTTATGAAGAACTTCAAAATCTTGCTGATTATGCTATTGAGCACGAACTAATTGGAGACCTAAAAAAATGCGATGAAATCCAAAAATTAATTGGTAAAGATATTATTGCTGCTATTAGATTAAATAAACAAGATAAGGAGGGTTAATTATGACTTCTTATCAAGATGTCTATGATGCCTTTTTATCAAAGATTTTAGACGATGAATGGGTAAATTGGACAGAAGATGAAATGACTCAAGACTTGCGAAAACTCATAGAAGGCGCGATACCCTTCTTTAAATTCCCCCGCGTTTCTCTCGAACGCAATGATACTGGTTTTACAAATACATTAGGTAGTGAAGAAATTCAAATCCTTGCTAGCTATATGAAAGTAGGTTGGTTAAATAGAACGATTCTTACTTGGGAACACGTTAAACCCATGTATGAAGAGCGAGATTTTTCTGAGGCAAATTTAATTGATAAATTAAATCAATTATTAGTTGAAGAAAGAAAAAATGCAAAAACATTAGAGTCTCTCTATTATCGTTCAGTTAACTACAAACCCTATAATTATAGTGCATTGGCAGGTGACCAAGAATGAATGATTTTAATGAAGGATATAACAATAAAATAAAAAACAAACTTTTTGGTCTTCTCTGTGAATTTGAAAAAGGTAGAGAATGGGAAAAATTCCTTGATGCCATATTAATTGAATTAATGGGAGTAGAAGAATCAAAAAGGACTATTAATTATATCTCATTAATAAATAAAATCTCTTCCCTTCGTTATCTAAGATATGAATATTTTAGAACTACAATTTTTGATTGTATGAATCTATTGGGAAAAGACGATGAGTTATTTTGATATTTTCAAAAAGAGAGTAAATAGATATGGTATTGATTACCAATCGCGTATTCAAGGGGAAAGAGAGCAAGTTTTTGATTTGTATCTGGTAAAATCTATTTATCGCGTAGATTTTTACTTTAATAATATTTTAACTGCTGGTAGTTTTGAAAAATACAAGCAGGATGAAACCCAAACCCTCCACTATCTTTTAACAAAGACCGACGTTAGTATTCCAAATGGTACTATTTTAATGATACCAGATAAAGACAAGGTTGAAAAACCTTGGATGGTCTATTACTTAGAACAGATAAAGGCTAGTGGTTATAATAGATATATCATGTTAAGAATGACACATTATCTTACTTGGATTAAAGATACTGTTACCTATAATTCATGGGCTTATATGTATGGACAAGAAGATAATATGTTAAAGAATGAAATTCGTTCCAGAAGTCGTATGGATACCATCTATACTGAAAATCTAAAAGGTAGTTTCTTTATTCTTCCATTGAACGCAAATATTAAAAAAGATGACTATTTTATTGTCGGCGAAAAACCTTTGCAAGAATATTATAGAGTAACTGGTTATGATATCCAATCTTCTGAAGGTATTGAATATGTGACTGTCGACCCGATTTATGAGTATGATTTGACGCCTGCGCCTGAAAAACAAGAAGGAGACTCTGATGAATCTTTCTTCTGGCTAGAAGGAGGTGGTCAATAGTGGTTAGAGATTTAACTGAACTTGGTCCAAACCTACAAAAGATTATTACTCGCTTACAGGCTGACCAAAATTTATTAAAACTTCTGTATTATACAGATAAAGACCCACTTTCACAAAAAGATTTAACAACAGAACAAATTAAAAACGAAGTTTTTGAAACTCTTATCAAAATTGTCCCAAGAATTGAACCTGCCGAAACAGCTAAAAGTATTATTGCAATGCGGGTAGTTAACGGTAACGCTAATAATGAAAATGATGAGTTTAGAGATATTAATATTAGTTTTGAAATATTTGTTCCGTTAACTCAATGGTTTATAAAAGATGCTAACTTACGTCCTTTCTGTATTATGGGAAGAATTTTAAAAGACCTAAAGGGGAAAACAATAGACGGATTGGGAAGAATCTCTGGTGGTAATTTTAGTTTAAACTTTTTAACAGAAGAGATGTCTTGTTACGAGATGTCTTTCTCAATTATTACCTATGATTAATGAAGGCTTCTTTCTGAAGCGCCCACAGAGATTTAATGATATCTGCAAGGTTTATCCTCCGTCTATTAATGAAATTATTGATAACCAACACTTCCCACTATATAGAAAATTACTCACAACATCCCAAGAAGAAATTGAGGATTTATATACAGAAAAAAATATTGAGGGAAGAGTTCCAACACCACTTGAGTATCTACTTAGCGCGTCTTATCAAGAAAAGAAAATTGAAACCATCTTAAAAGGAGCGATTACGTTCTTTGTACATGATAAAGTCAGTTTTCTCTACGAACAGAAGTCAATTGTTATTGGAGATTTAAGTGAAATAGTTAAAACACTAAAAGGTGTTGAAGAACTCAAATTAATTAAAGAAGACAATTTCTTTAATTTCCAAAATCTAATCCGCGAAGCTCTCGGTGATAAAGCCATAGAGCCACCAAATCCAAATGAGGACCCACGTGTAAAACGAATCAAAGCAAAGGCAAGATACCGTGATAAAATTAAGGCAAAGCAAGGATTAGGACTAAAATTAAATACAACATTAGCTTCAATTTGTTGTATGGGTTTTGGGCTAAATCCACTTAATATCGGAGAGATAAGTTATGCTTCTGTTCCAGTTTTAATTCGTTTTTATCAAGAGAAGGATAAGTACGAAACGGACGTTAAGAGTCTATTAGCTGGCGCGGACAGCAAAAAGGTTAAACCAAAATATTGGATTAGAAATATTGAAGATTAAAAATAGGAGGCTATATAAATGGCTAATATTCTTGAAAAATATGGCATTAAAGAAGTTGCCGATGTAATGTTTTATGAAATTGCAGGCGGTGGCGGACCTGGTGCCCCAGTTCTTTATTTAGATACATTGAAAGTATCTACAATTGAACAGACAGCTAAAGAAGCCGAAGCCAATGGTGGCAAAGGCAACGCTTCATTAATTATCTGGGACTACGGTAAGGAAATTACAGTCTCTCTTGAAGATGCTCTGTTCTCAGCTAAGTCTATGGCGATTATGTTTGGTAATGGTGCTGTTGATAGTACATTAACACAAATCACAAAGACAATTCAGTTTACCGGCTCAACTATTCCTACCAAGTTCGAAGGACCTCAAGGTAAGGAATATGCGGTTCCAACAGCTGGCGTAAGTTACTATGACACAACTGGCTCAACAGTAGCAACTGCTTCCATGTCTTCAGACGGTGCTTATTTCGCAACATTCCAGATGGCAATTACAAATGCTTCTGTGGTTGAAATTTCTGCGAACACCTTCCCAGGCACATATTATGTAACTGGTGACACCTATTCTCGTAAAGAATCAAACGGTGTTGATGAATTCTTCCAATTCATTATCCCGAAGGCTAAGGTGCAGTCTGAAAACACAATTACGCTTGAGGCGGAAGGCGACCCATCAGTATTCAACATGAACCTCCGTGTTCTACGTCCTGCTGATGGCAAAATGATGAAGCTTGTCAAATATGACATGACTGAAATCGCTCCTGCTGGTTAATAAGGTCAATTTTGATGGCGGAGGAGGCATAGTCTCCTCCGCTTTCTTTTTTCAGGAGGTATAGAGAAAAAATGAGCATTGACTTATTTAGTTTTAAAGAGTTGTACGAATGCTTTCTAAAAATTACTTATCCATTAGAGATAGCTGGACGTAAGTATGAAGTTGGTGAAGTCATTGCTAAGTTTGATAAAATTCAGATTGCGGGACTTCAAGAACTTAGTAAAACCGTTACAGCAAATGGTGGTTTTGACAATCGCGCGCACGTATTTTGGCATGAAACAAAAGAAATTGCGCTAAATTTCTCTCAAGGTGTTTTTTCTAAATTACACTTTGCACTTTTAAGTAATTCAAAACTTCTTAATGTTACTGCCGGAACGGCTATTCTGGTTTCAAAAGAAGAAGAAAAGGAAAGTAGTGAGTCCGGAGTTATTTCACTTAGTGAAATACCAAAAACAAATTTATTTGTATATAAGAAAAATACCGGTGAGAAATTGACTTACTCTGTAACAGGAGATAAGGAATTAACTATTGCAACTGGATTTACTGCCGTAATAGTTAATTATGAATATGAGTATAGTAATGGTGGTCAATTGATTAAAATTGGTCAAAATTTAATTCCTGGATATTTAACATTTGAAGGGAAAACGCGAGTAAAGGATGATAATACAGGACAAACAGTTACTGGGATTATTAAAATTCCCAAACTAAAATTAATGTCTGATTTATCTATGAGATTGGGTTCACAGGCACAACCAGTTGGGGCGAACTTCTCTGCGGTTGGT